AACCTTTAAAAAGTATTATTGGAACTATAGCTGATCTTTGTCCTCTTCAAAAATGTGGAGTTCAAATTCAAAGAATTGATGCATCAGAATCAAAAGCTGCAGTAGAATATAAGTTAGTCATCACTCCACCTCCAAAAGAGGCTAGAAAACTTAAAATGTCTTCAATCGATGTTCTTCACATAGATCTAAGATATGGTGGTTCTTTTACAGCTATGCCAAGATTTCATGCAACAATGACATCACAATTTATGGAATTAGCAAAAGGTAAATGAAGAATACACACCTTGAACATTTAGAGGATAATATTTTAAATGACGGATCTCAAGGAGGAAGAGAAGCAGTGGCCTTTCTTCGATCTCTTGGGAAGATGTTAGATCAAGGTGCAGCAGATGCTCGTGTCACAGTCAAGTGGGATGGAGCTCCTGCTATAATTTGTGGTGTCAATCCAGAGAACGGAAGATTTTTTGTCGGAACTAAATCTGTATTCAATAAAGTTAATCCAAAGATATCATACTCTGAGGAAGATGTGGAGAGTATGTATCCGCCTGGGCAACTTGCACAGAAATTAAAAGATGCATACAAATATCTTTCTACACTTTCAATATCAAATGTTGTGCAGGGAGATCTTTTATTTACTGATGATAAGTATGATGCCACAATAGGTGGTGATACTTGCGTTGCATTTCAACCAAACACAATTGTGTATGCAGTTCCAAAAGACAGTGACATTGGACAAAAGATAGACGAAGCAAAATTTGGAATCGTATTTCATACTTCATATTCTGGTAGAACTTTGGATGCGATGTCTGCCAGTTTTGGAGGTATTAACATTCAAGGAAACAGTAATGTATTTGTGACATCATCTGATTTTAAAAACGCATCAGGTGAAGCAAATATGACTCAAGCTGAGAGAACAACCTATGCAAACCTTGTCAACAAAACTGAGGGATCTTTAAAACAAGCTTCTCGTTTTCTTGACATAATGAAAACAAATGATATGAATAAGTTTACTTTGAATATTATGTTCAAGACTTTCTTTAACTCTTATATTCGTCAAGGTAAAACTTTAATTGGTGCTCGTAATACCGCAAGAGACTTCGCAATGTATTTTTCAAATGCACTAGACAAAGAGATTGCGACTAAGAAGATGAAAACAACAAAAGATAAATACTTAGAGCTTAAAAATAAGGGTCTTAAATTTATTTCAGATAATCAACAGGCAATATACATGACTGTTGCATCTTACATGAATTTACAGGCTGCGAAAAATTTTATGATTCGCAAATTGCAAAAGGTAAGCACATTTGGCACGTTTCTTAGAACACCAAATGGTTATCGTGTGACAGCACCTGAAGGATTTGTTGCAATTCGTTCAGGACAAGCTCTTAAACTTGTAGATCGTTTAGAGTTCAGTCGTGCAAACTTTACAGCAGATAAGAATTGGGAGAAAGGTAATCCCATGCCAGCACCGAAAATATGAAAAGTTTTACATCATTCATAACCGAAGCACTATCTTCTCAATCAGTTGCAAAACCTAATCCAAATAAGGATGAGGCAGATATGACTGTGGCTTTTGGTCGTTTTAATCCACCTACAACTGGACATGAAAGACTTTTGAACAAAGTAAAACAGGTTGCTGGACGTGGTAATTATGAAATCTATCCATCAAGATCTAATGATCCTGATAAAAATCCTTTAGATCCAGATACTAAGATTGGTTATATGCAACAAATGTTTCCTAACCATGCGAAACATATCATGAATAATCCAAATACAAGGACTATCTTTGATGCATTAAAGGGTGCGAATGAAAGAGGTGCAAAGTCTGTTAATATTGTAGTAGGACAAGATCGTCAAGCAGAGTTTGAAAATTTAGCAAACAAATATAATAATAAACTTTATAAATTTGATCGCATTAATGTTGTATCTGCTGGAGATCGTGATCCAGACGGAGAAGGTGTGAGTGCAATGTCTGCCTCTAAATTAAGAAAGGCTGCTGCGGATGATGATTATGATACATTTAGAAGTGGAATACCAAGAGCTTTAAAGGATGACGCTGCAAGACAATTATATGATACTTTAAAACAGGGAATGAAACCTAAGAAGAAGAAACAACAAAATGAAATGTGGAGAATTGCTCCTAAGTTTGATTGGAAGAATCTTCGTGAGAATTATATGAATGGAAATATATTCCGTGTTGGTGATATTGTAGAAAATGATAATACTGGTTTGATTGGTAAGATTATTCGCACAGGTGCAAATCATATTATTGCAGTGACAGAGGATAACATGATGTTCAAATCTTGGATCAAAGATATCACTGAGAAGTTTACTGAAGTGTCTGGTGTGCCTGCAAATCAGAGAGAGGTTGGAACTGATGCTCTAAGACAATATACTCAGAGACTTTCACATAATCCTATCATCATTAATTTTATAAATAAATCTAGAAAGAATCGTGCGAAGAGTAATGCTTAGTCAAAAATTACAAGATGACTTAATGACAGCGTATCAAAAAGTCTATGAAGAGAAAAGGGGTCATGCTGCTGGAGATTCTGATACAGAGAAACAGGCATCACAATTGGCTTCTGATGTAAGATATAAAGCAAAGAAGAAAGTCCCAGCGGGTGCTTCTAAAGAAGAAAAGAGAAAAATATTTTTAGCGATACTTGCATCCTCACCAGCGCCTAACGTTGTAAAAGCAATGGCAAAAACAAAACTTTTAGGTGAATCTGCATTGTTAAATGAAATAATGCCAGCGGGTGATACTCAGGCTGAAAGAACAGCGAATGTAAAAAAAGTTGTTAGAGGTGGATTCACTGCTGCGAAACAAGTTGCCAAGGGTATTCATGATATTCGTAATAGTAAAATTGGTCAGGGTGTTGCTGGTATTTCTAAAAGAAAAGGAACTTTGTCACAGAAACTCACTGGAGCTGCAATTGATGCTGTGAAAGGTGGTGTTAGAAGTGGTGTTACAAGACTACAAAAGTTTGCTAATGAAGAAAAAATTATAGAAGGTAGTGCATATGGTATCTACAGAGGAGATGGTAAAGTGAAAATTGGTCAACCACCTCGTAAACAAAAAGGTGCAATGGCGTATGACGGCCCAAACAAAGGGAGAAGTGAAGCTGCTGATAGAGTTCTTGCAAAGACAGCAGCAAAACGTGCAAAGATGAAAGAAGAAGTTGTAAATGAAATGTCTTGTGGATCTCCAACAGTTAAGGCTGTTAAACCAAAAGAGAAAAAGATGTCTCCTACTGTCTTAGATAATATAAGAAAAACAAACACTGGTGCTGGTTCACAGTATGAAGAAGTTACTAATGAAAGCCAAGCACCTATGGGTATTAAAAAACCCATATTAGGTGGACATACTACTGAAAGACCTAAACCTAAAAAGCCAGGAGAAATAGGTGGAACTCTTGGTAAACTATTACCAAAACCAACTGTAAAAGAGGGTATGGATCCAGTTGGTAAGGAAGATGGTGACATCAATAATGATGGTAAGAAGGATGGAACTGATAAGTATCTTGCATCTCGTCGTAAAGCAATCGGTAAAGCTATTGCAAAGAAACGTGGTCGTGTGAAGGAAGGTTTCTCTGCATGGAGGGTTGATCTAGATTTTCAAGAATCTGTAAAAAAGTAAAAGGGGGACTGGTATCCTCCAAGTCCCCAAACTGCATCGTGATGCCCGAGAAAGATGGGGCTGATGATAAGAAAACAACAAAGTCTGTTGTCAATAAAAAACAGAAACAGATGATGGGTGAAGAGGGATATGATATTGCCAGAGATATGGGAAGAGTAAAACCATCCAAGGATAAGAAAGATGGGACTTCATATCCACCAAGTCCAGAAATGAAAAAAACACAGAAGGTTAATAAAGGGCCTTCTGCGTATGAACGTGTGAAAAAGAAATATGGCAAATCTGTCATGAATGTCAAGAAAGAGGAACTTGATTTAACACCAGTTGCAGAATCTTTTGGTGGACATATTGTTGAATTTGTGAATGACGGTATTAGAAAAGCACTTGAAAAAACATTACAAAAAACAACTGAAAAAGTAGGTCAAAAAACAGTTCAAACAGTAGGGAAAAAAGCAGCTGAAAAAGCAGGTCAAAAAGCAGTTCAAAAAGTAGGTCAAAAAGTAGGTCAAAGTGCTATAGTGGCGACAGGAAGAAACCTCCCAGCTAATAAAATTGTTTCTACAGGAAGAACTTTCAAGGGTTTCCAAGATAAAGTTAAAACCGTTACACCAGAGATTGTTAAATCAACACCATTTGATAAAAAAACTTCTGCAATTACAAAGGTTGCTCCTAAAGAAATTGCAAAAGTAAAACCAAAAACTTCCACACTGGTTAGGGGTGGTGTTAAACAGGATGCTATAACCACTGCAACCGATACAGCCATAGACAAAATATCCAACAGAAGACCTCCAACTACAGGAGAAAAACAACCTCCCACAAAAACAAAATCAGAAAAAGATAAACCTAGCGATGGAGTTCAACTTCATCTTGGTAAGGGTGGAAGATCAAGTTTTGTGATGGCAGGATAAAAAGTCGTATATATAGTATTAGTGTATTTTACAGAAAAATGTTGTCATTTTTATTGCCTTTCGCATCAAAGATTGTTTCTGATGCAGTGAAAAAGATCCCTGACGATGCAGAGTTAGGAGAAAAATTAGTTGAGATTTGTATTGTAGTCTTAGAAAA